GAGGACTAAACACCTGACTCACAATGTCATAAACAGATACTACAAGCAATTTCATAAATACACACTCCTAATTCATATTACGAACCAACTTAGCAGCTTTAAGCTGAGCACAAACTTCTCGATCAATCAACCTCCTCACAGATTGTTTCGGCCGAGATTCAGCCTTTAACATTCTATTACACCTAATACGCCAAAAATCCTTCTTTTCAAGATCATAAATTTTATCATAATATTTCGGAGGCCGAGAAGTCTTACCAGCACGAACAAAAATACGATCATTCGGATAAAAATCATCAAGATTAATCTTGATCCAATCATGAGCAATACCCGGTTTAAGACTCATAGTAATATACTCAGGCACACGACCTTGATAATGAGCATTCACCTTGTCAGAATCCTTATTAGAAAACTTTTTGACACAATACCGAGCAACATAAGCAGCCGACTCAAAAGTTAAATCACCAATAGCACACAAACCAAAAGGCCATAACTTTTCAAGAATAGGGGAACGATAGTAATTGACACCTAATCGCTGATTCCGAGCGAACAAATACTTGTCGGGAAAATCGAAACAAAATAATAAAGCATGATGATGAGGACGGCCAGTCTGAGAACCATACTCTCCACATTGTAAAAAACGTATCTTAACATGAGAAAACTCCTTCCTTAATCGTTTCATAAATAACTGCATATCACGCTTGTTAAGAGAAGGAAGAACTCCGGCACCGATCTCACCAGTTTCAACATCAATCGCCCTGGGTAAATACTCATCAGAATAAGTCAAAGTAATAAAACAATTATCTTCATGCAAAGAAGCTTCATGCATACAACGAACAGCCCATTGACGAGAACGCTCAAGACGGCAACCAATGCATTGACCACACGCAATAGTCACGGGACGGTCTATAAAACCGTCCCGCATATTAAAAGTAATACCGCCGCCGTTCTTTCGCCAAGCATCAATAGGATGATAACAAGGCATAACACATCAAATCCTAAAACCACCGCGCATAGGTCTTGCGCGTAGGTTCAAAGACTGCGTTTTAACAGCACCTTTACGAAAAACCTTCTTGGACTTACCACGAGACATAGACTTACGTTTCATAAATACACACTCCTTAATTTAAATATTCCGCCCTCTGGGGCGGTTGCGCGCATACACGCGCACGCGAAACGCGCGCACGCGCAAGCGCGCCTAATCATTATTACCACTATAAAATACACTGCCAGCTTCAGGAGTAAACGGTTTAGAGAACTTAGAAGGTATTTCGCCTATATGCTTCCAGAGACCACCTTTAACCTCTTTTTCCGGTCGGGTAGCTTCGAGATGCTTAATTTCTTCCGCAAGCTTAGCAGCTTGCTGCTCAAGAACACGAATTTGAGAATAACTCTGAGCAGAATGAGCACCAGCAAGAGCAGCCGAAGCATTATATGATCCGATCTGACTCAAAACCAACTCGGGGTGCTTCTGCAAAACCTTGTTTTGCTCCATCAAATTGGCAGTTTCAGCACCAAACTTTTTGACCATCTCAGCATTAACCATTTGCTGAGAAATCAAAGACTTCATTTCTTCATTCTGTTTAGCAATCTGAGATACATTAAGACCAATTCTAGATTTACTTTCAACGATATCCTGATCGCTTTTCCTAACAGTGTTTTCAACAAGTTTCTTATCCACCTCACTTAATTTACGAGCAGATGTAATATTAGAAACCATATTAGAAGACTCAGCCCAAGGATTTTGGGCAGTATACGAAGCGCCAGAGGGGCTGGAAGCCCCTCCATGATTCGCAGACAACATAGGATTCAAACCGGCAGCTTTCAAATCAGCAACCTCACGTTGGTGAGCAGTATTTGACATTCGCTCTTGGAAATCCATTTGCTCACGAGAAGATGCCTGAGAAGCAGCATTTGCTTCACGCTGACCAGAATTAGCCAACAAACCACCAGCAATAGCACCAAGAAAATTCCACACTATTTGTCACACCTCACACGACACAAAACAATCATGCCAAGCAATGCGACCATAGAAAAAACAAGAAACACACCAGCAACAGACATAAAAGACAAAGTATCCATATACTCAAACACCTCCTTCATTAAAAATGGTCCACAAGACCCGGAACACCATAAACAGGCATCGGACGAGCACAAATCAAATCAAAATAAGCATCAAACAGAATATGAGGTTCAGCGGGAACAGCAATAACACGATCAAGAGGAGGATCATCAACAATAAAAGTACTATTCAAAGCAGGTAAAGAACCAAATTCCTGAGACAAATGCCAAACATCAAGAGACTGAGCATAAGTTGACCGAAACTTTCCAGTAATCTGGGAAGGACGATAACGATACTCTGCATAACGTTCTTGATAACCAAAAGCAAGATTGTCAGCAGCAGTACCCTGGGCATAAATTTCTTTATTGAGAACAGCTTGTTCTCCAAGATGAGCCAAAGCAGGCCAATAGAAATCCCAGCGAGTACGACGCGACCACATACGATTAAGACCCTGCTGATAAGTCAAATCAGCACGAATATTGACCAAACCGATAATCAACGTATGTTCTGTAAATGACTTAGAAAAACCATTGCCAGCATCAGAAACAATACCGAAAGCAGCAAGATTCCCTTGGGGAGATGTAGCATCAGTAGATGAAGTTTGCTGCACTGGATGAACTAAAATACGAGAAGAAGAACCGCCTAAATACTCAGGACGTTGCAATCGAGCATCAGGAGAAACTACACCAAAATGCGAACGTAAAATCTCGGTATAACGAGAACCGCCACGAGCATCACGCTCGTAAAGTCGTTGAACTTGGAAAGCCTGACGAAGACTTTCAATAGTTGCAGCAGTAGCCTGAGACAAATCAGCAATCAAATAAGAAGTACCAACAGCACCAGCAGGAGAACCGGCATAATTGAAAGTATTTGCAGTACTAGGAATTACCATAGTACGTTGACCCGAGGCATTCATAATATGAAGAATATTGTTATTCGAAGTTGAACCATTAAACAACATATTCTTACCGACGATAGGAGCTTCAGTACCAAGAGGCAAATCAACAGCCGGGCCTTTCTGGGGCCAAGGCAAACAACTGGTAAAATAATCATGACGCTTACCACGACGACGAACCACATAATCAGCAGGATTATCAGGACCATCGTCACGATCAACAACTACAGAATCTTGAAGATTCTCATCACGAAACCACTCATTATAAACCAAATTATAGGCACGACTAAACAAAGCAGAAATACTCAATGATGGAACACCAGTAGGAACTCCAAAATAATCAAACAAAGAGCCAACAGCAAAACCAGTAGAAACAGGGGAAACAACCTGAGGAACCAAAAAATCAGTAGAATCACCAGGATCAGTTTGTTCACCGTTAAACCGTTGCCAATTATCCCAAACTAAACGAACAGGAACGGCAAAATAGAAAGTATCCATAAACAGATTATCCATAACAGGAACAACAGGAGTAGCCAAACGACCAAAAAGAGAATGCTTCAAACGAAAAGTATCACCAGGTAAAGCTTCATCAACAAAAAATGGTACTAAATATCCAGAATCAAACGTACTCTTAACACCAGAAGAACGATTAAACTGGGAACGAGGAATATCAGCGCGAGGAATTTGAGAAAATTGGTGGGTCATAACAGACTTCATTTTTTAAACCTCCGTTTACGATTGAGTTTCCGAGCTTTATCCCAAGTTTTGAAACGCTTCATAAAATACTTTTTGTTGCTCAAAATAACACCTCCTAAAGATCGGTGTCACCTAGACCAGTTACATCAAGTAGGTAACTGGTCTAGGAACCCAAAATCACTCCGCCGGCTTAGCCGGCTCACTATCCTGCAAAACTTCAACACGAGAACAAATACCCAATTTGACAGCTTCTTCCAAATTCTTTTCATCAGACAAAAAATCCAACAAACGAGCAGGATCATTCTGAAAACGATCACGAACAGCAGAAGGCAAAGCAGCAAATTGATCATTAGCAGATACAAGAAGATTCATTGCAGCATGATAATCCGGAACAGAAACAAAATCACCAAACTGAGCAGATACAGAAGGCATAGAAACTTGCCCATGATAAGACCCAGTTTTCTGATAACGAGCAATCATAACATTAATATCACAATCATCAGCAGCAGCCTGAATAGTCATGGAAGGATCTTCATTCAGAAACTTCCGCCGAGGCGGGCGCTTGGTATAACTGAACAACATTAGCACCTCCTTTAATTCCAGACATCAACAAAACAGCAGGACCATCCTGCAAAAACATACCATCGCAATCATCAAAAAAACCAAGACGCATCAGCTTCAAATCCTCTGGATGTTGACCAACAATTGACTGAGGATTCTTGCAAGCATCCTCAAACTGTCGCTTAGCTTCACCTTCAGTACGATATAGCATCGGAGGACTAAACACCTGACTCACAATGTCATAAACAGATACTACAAGCAATTTCATAAATACACACTCCTAATTCATATTACGAACCAACTTAGCAGCTTTAAGCTGAGCACAAACTTCTCG